TTCAGCGGTGCGATGCAGTTGCTCTCCATGAGCAAGACCAAGGGCGAAGTAACCTACGAGGTCGGCCTGTTTAGCGAGGACGTGAGCCTATTCCAAGACATCCAAAACAACCTGCTTGTGAACACGGCTGGCGTTACCGGGATGAATCACACGCTGACCTCGGCCCATGTTTCAGCCACTTGGGCGGCATTAGGTGCGAGCGGTTACGTTTACGGCTTGGTGGATTCCTACGGAGCCACGGATGTAATTACGCAAGGGTGGTTTGCTATCCCTTACTGGAAGATGGGGCCGTCCATTTACGTCAAGAAGATGGTGGATCTAATCTTCGCACAGGCAGGCTATCGGTACGCATCCAACTTCTTCAACTCGACTTTATTCAAGAAACTGGTCATTCCCTACTCTGCCGGGACGATACCCGTTACCCTTTCCGGGTCGAACATTTTTGCGCAGTCAACTGGAAGCGTCAACTTCATGGAGGACGCTAACACAACGATACTTTTCAGCAAAGACACTCCTGCACCTTACTTTGACAATGGAGGCTATTGGGTCGCATCCTCCAGCACTTTCGTAGCTCCATCCGTTCCAACCCGTTGGGACGTTGAAGTGGCCCTAACGGTCAGCGGTTCCTTTGCAGCAGGGCAGGCTTTTCTTTCCAATATGTCTATCCGCAATCTCACGGATTCGACTGACAATGCGGTGATCACCAACATAAGTGCAAGGACGCAAAGGCAGTTTGTGGTTAGATTCCAAAACGTAACCATACCGGCCAACACGACGGCAAATATTGGGTTCGTAATTACGCAGGATACATCGGTGCTGACGACCCAATTCTCCATCCTTTCGGGGGCAACCGTTCTATGGACTTGCCTTGAAAACCCTCAAAGCATCGGGGTCGTTGATATGCGGACCGCCCTGCCTGCTGACGTGAAGCAGAGCGACCTGCTCGTTGACCTTCAAAAGATGTTCAACCTTTACTTCATGCCCGATGCACAGGACCCTAAACTCCTATACATTGAGCCGTTCAAGGACTTCTACTCCAGCGGTGTGGTTGACTGGACGCAGAAGGTGGACGAGAATCAAGAGCAGTTGTTGACCAATGGCGACCCGAACCAATACAAGTCGCTTGTGTTTAAGTACAAAGACATGGGCGATTACCTGTCCAAGACCTACAAGTCAAGCAATCCACTTGCGAAGGAAGGGTACGGAGGCCGTCAGTTCTTGACGCAAAACTTTTACGGCAAATCCGAGTTTGTCTGCGAAACAATGGCCGGGACGCTGATACCGGGTTCGTTCACAACCGACAAGGTCATCGGTAGGGCTTGGGACTTGGAAGGCAGCACGGCAAGCGGTACGGTCAAGCAGTTGAACACGGGATACCGATTAGCGCAGTACAACTCAATCGCTCAAGGAACAACGTCTTGGTTCTATCAAACAGGCGTAAGCGGTTCGTTTGCTACGGGCGAATACGTCGCCAATGTTCCATTCGTGAGCCACATTGACAACCCCTATGCACCGACCGAGGACCTTGCCTTTGGTATTCCGAGGCAGGTCTTCTACAATGCAGTCAACGCAAGCGGTACGCCAATCACCTACACGAACAACAACCTTTACAACAAGTATTGGCTCAATTACATCACCGAAACGACCTCCAAGGAAGCCTTGCAGTTGGAGTTGACCATTATGCTCAATGCCGTGGACATCTACCAACTTGACTTCCGCAAGCCGATTTATTACAACGGCATTCGATGGCGTTTGCTTGAGATTCGGGACTATACCGTAGGCGAAGCAAAGCCGTGTCGAGTAACGCTCCGCAGGATTCTCAACCTTGCAGAGTTTGTGCCTGTAACGAGCGTCCCGATAACAAGCGACCCTATGGGATTACCCAACGGACCTATCGACCCCGACCCAGCGGATCCTGACTACGAACCACCCGTAACCCCTGAATTACCAACCCCCGGATAATGGCAGTAACTAAAGAAATCGTCCTCGAAGTAGGGATTAAAGACTCGACCGCACAAGGCACGACGAGTGCGAAGCAGCGTCTGCGTGAACTCCAAAAGACGCTCATTGATATGTCCTTGGCCGGGCAAGAAGGCACGAAGGCGTTCAAGCAAATGGAGGCCGAGGCAGGGAAACTGAAAGACCAAATCGGGGACACCTCGCAGCGAATCAAGACCCTTGCAAGCGACACCGTAAGAATTGACACCGTTGTTTCAGCGGTGCAGGGTATAACGGCAGGGTTCCAAATCGCCCAAGGTGCAGCAGCGTTGTTCGGGTCCGAGAACGAGGACTTGCAGAAATCATTGCTCAAGGTCCAAGGGGCGATGGCTCTCGCTACTGGAGTGCAGCAGGTCGCCAACCTGCTGAACAAGGATAGCATCCTGATAACCCAAGGGCAGGCAGCAGCACAGGCACTCTACGCAACCGCAGTCGGGGCAAGTACCGGGGCAATGAAGGCGTTTAGAATCGCCCTCCTTGCAACGGGTATCGGTGCAGCCATCGCAGCCGTAGGGCTTTTGATAGCCAAGTGGGACGACCTGACCGCAGCGGTCCGCAGGTTCTTGAACCTACCCGACCCAGCCATCGCAGCCAAGGCGAGGGAGCAGGCGTTGTTGCGTGAAGAAGCAGCCCTCTCCAATTACCGGGATGCATACGAAGCCCACACGGAGGCGCAGATTGAGGCCAACAGGAAGCGTGAAGAAGATGACAAGAAGACTGCAGAGGCTCGCAGGTTAATGATGGAAGAGCAGGCTCGCTCAAGGGCTATCATGGCTGAAACCGAAGTACTGCAAGCCAAGACAACGGCTGATGCTTTGGTGCAGATTACCGCTGACCAAAACGCCAAGCAGGACGCTTTGAACGCCCAAGCGGTGCAGACCGAGATGGAGCGTCGCATCAAGTTCAACGAGGACATGAAGGCGAACGAGCAAACCTTGGCCGACTTCAAGCAACAGGTAACCATGGACTCATTGCAAGCGGTTCAAAACATCTTGCAGTCCTTTGGCAATCAAAGCAAAGGAATCGCTCTTGCTGCGTTGGCTTTGGAGAAAGGTTCGGCCATTGCCCAAGTAATTATCAACCTTCAAAAAGAGATGGCAGGTAATACGGCTAATGCCGCTTTGAATCCAGCTAATGCAGTTACAGGTGGAGCAGCAGGGTTGGCTCAAGCGAAAACCCTCAACACGCTTTCAAAGATTCGTGCAGGGCTACGCATCGCAGCGATTACAGCAGCAGGTATTCAGGCAGGCAAGGCTATCACAAGCGGGGGCGATGGTGGTAGCGTTCCAGCGGGTGGCGGTGCAGCAGGTGGTGGTGGTGGAGGTGAAGCAGCAGCCCCGTCAATCTTTGCAAACCCGAATGTTACCGACCTGTCTGGATTCGGTCAAGGCCAAGGCCAAGGCTCATCACCAATGCGAGCCTATGTCGTGGAGAGGGACATCACCCAAAGCACTCGCAGGGTTCGGAGGTTGGAGGAATTTGCAACTCTTGGAGCCTAATCACATTTACCTGCATGGAACTACCCATTTATAGGATGACCGTGGACGAGGTGGATGAAGGGGTCCAATTCGTGGCCCTGACCGATATGCCAGCGATCGAACGGCCATTCCAAGCCTTCGCAAAGACACCACAAAAGTTCACTGAAACAGGCGAGCGGAGAGTGCTTACTGGCCCTCTCATGCTTGCAGACACACCCATCTTTAGGAAGGACGAAACCTATGGCGAGTACTACGTCGTATTCGACAAAGCCACCATCCGCAAAATCGTGCAGAAGTACTTCAAGCAAGGCAACCAGCACAACGTCAACGCTTACCACAATGCCGAACTGGATGGCGTGTTCATGTTCGAGTCATTTATAACCGATGCCGAGCGTGGCATCATGCCTCCCAAGGGCTACGAGGACACTCCTGATGGCTCTTGGTTCGGTTCCTTCAAAGTCGAGAACGACGAAGTTTGGGACAACCGCAACCTGTTCCGGGGTTTCTCCGTTGAGGGCCTGTTCGGGATGGACAAGACCGAATCCGAACTGGAGGTCGCACTCGCTGGCCTCGCTGACGAATTAACCGCTTTTTTGCAACAATTAACCCCCACCTACAAATCCCACTAACTATGAACCTGAAAAACGCAATCGAATCCCTGCGGACTGAACTCCGCAAATTCAGCACCCAAAAGCAGTCCTTTGCCGACTACAAGTTGACCGATGGCACGGTTGTCCGTGTTGACGGGGACCTCGTCGCTGGTACTGCCGTTTACGTTGTAGCCGAAGACGGCACTCTCCCTGCCCCCGATGGCGAACACGTTGTCGAGGGAGTCGGAACTATCAAGACTGAAGGAGGCAAAATCGTCGAGGTCATCGCTGCCGAAGTAGCGACCCCCGAAATCGAGCCATTGCCCGTTGCTGCTGAAATCACACCCGAAGTAGCCGTAGAGGTAACTGAGGAAATCAAAGAAGCCTATCCTGCCATGACCCCCGAAGTTGTTGAGGCCATCGTCGCCAAGCACCTTGGAGCCATCATGGACGAACTCAAGGCTGCCTATGCCGAGATGGGAAAGATGAAAGAGAAAATGTCTGCATTCGCATCGCAGGTCGAAACCATGGCCGATATCGTCGAGAAGGTTTCCGAACTCCCAGCCGAAGCCCCAAAAGCAAGCGGTTCTGCAATCGTTGAGCAACGCAAGGCTCAAGCCTCGCAGAACTTCAACGCTCTCGCACAAGCACTTCAATCACTCAAAAAAAACTAACCCCCTAAACCCCCACTAACCATGGCATACAATTTTGGCAATCTAAACGCCTACACCGACCAAGAGAGGCTCCCTCTCATCACCAAAGCGGTTTTCTCCGCTCGTTCAGCAGCCCTGTTCACCAAGCAGGTGGGCATCAAGTTCGCTGCTGCTCTCAACCTCATGGACACCGATGCAGTTCTGCAAGGCGGAGATGTTTGCGGTTACGCAAGTTCAGGCACAACCACATTCAGTCAGCGTAACATCACCGTTGGCCGTATGAAGGTTCAAGAAACCTTGTGTCCTCGCTCTTTAGAGCAGTACTGGATGCAGACGCAGTTGACTGCTGGTTCTACCTACGATGGCGTTCCCTTCGAGCAGGCTTTCTCGGAGCAGAAGGCTCTCCGCATCGCAGAGGCTTTGGAGAACGCAATTTGGAAGGGCAACACCTACTTTTCAGGCGTTAACCAACTCTTGAACGCTGCATCGGGTTCTACCATCAGCGGCAACACAGGAGCGGTTTCTGCGTCCGTTGGTATCACCACAGGCAACGCAATCGCCATCTTCGACGGCATCTACAACCAAATTCCACAGGCCATCTTGACCAAGACGGACCTCGTAATCTTCTGCGGTTGGGACAACTTCCGTACGTTGCTTGGTGCGTTCAAATCAACCGCTAACGTCCTGTACAATCAAGTTGACTTGGCTGGCCTTGCGGATGGCGACATCATGTATCCCGGCACAAATGTCCGTGTCATCGCAGTTCCCGGCTTGACTGGAACTAACCGCATCGTTTCGTCTTACCTCGGCAACTTCTTCTACGGAACCGACCTTTTGTCCGATGAGGAACAGTTCTCAATCTGGTTCAGCAAAGACAACGATGAAGTACGCTTCCAAGCAGCCTTCAAAGCAGGTGTCCAAATCGCTTACCCCGACTTGGTTGTAGACTTCCGCTTGACCTAATGTGTAGGGGGGAGGGAAACCTCCCCTCGCTTTTTTGTTCTCTTGAAACTTAAAACCCAAACACACATATGTCCTGCTCCTTAACAACTGGCTACGCCCTCGGCTGCCGTGATTCCGTAGGTGGAATCAAAAC